TTAATAACCATCCGATCCTGTGGCGTGGGGCATGGATGGGGCAAACTCACTTAATTTCTGGTTTAGGATGAGTACCTGGTCCTGGTTGTTTTCAGCCATCCAGGATCCGTACACCCGGTAAACCATTTGCGCGTCGGTGTGTCCCATTTGCTTCGCGATGAAGTTAGGGTTAGCACCGGCAGATAACGACCAGCATGCATAAGTGTGTCGGGATTGGTATGCTTTGCGATAGCGAATCCCGGCGCGCCGCATTGCTGCCTCCCATGACTGGTTAATCGACCCCACAGCGTAATGATGCCCGGCACGGCCATTACGCGCAGCGATCTGTGGGTTGAACACGAAAGTGCACGGATGCACATCAGTACGACCATACTCGCGCAGTTTCACTTCAACCTGGTACTGCTTGCCCAGGCGTGTTAATTCGGCCTGCCTCTTCAGCACGTCGATCGCTGGCTGAATGAGGTTGATGATGCGATCCGTTCCGGCGTCCGTTTTCGGAAGGGTGAACTCCTTCGTCAAAGTATGGTTCCGGCGGATGATCATCGTGCCTGCTTTCAGGTCAATATCTTCCCAGGCAAGAGCTACCAGCTCTCCGTGACGTACTCCGGTATAAACTGCCAGCGACCACATGTTTTTCAACTGCTGATGAGTGCATGCGTTAATCATCCGGATGAACTCTGCTCGCGTCAGTGGGTCAGGCTCAGTGCGTGCCCGTTTGAGCTGAGAAATACCATTAAACGGATTCGCTTTTACATACCCGCTATCAGCTGCAAAGTTAAACATACCTGACATGGTTCTCATGTAGTTGTTCACCGTTCTGACAGAGCGCCCTTTCACCGGTGTTTTCTGTCCTGTCTTCAGGACGTGATAACCGGTCAGCAATTCCTTTCTGATAAACAGCAGGTCTTCCTGCGTCACCGCTGAAGCCAGTCTGTCTCCGCCTATCCTTGGCACCATGTTGCGCGCTATTGATGTATAGCGAGACATAGCGTTGGTGCTGATTTCCATGCGCTTCAGTTCAAGCCACTTCTTCGCCAGTTCCATCACTGTTATTTCCTTACTCTCCACCCCGAATTTCTTCAGGTTAGGCGAGTCAGGAAACTGGGCGGCATAGTTGAAGTTGCCGGTCTTTATCGAAAAGCATACCGACGCGCGCAGCTCGCCAGCGACCTTTCTGTTTTTTGGTGTATCCGGCACGCCGAGGCTTTCACGCACCCGACTGCCTTTATAGATGAACCATATGCGGAGCGTACCGCCATGGTTCTCCACGCCTGTTGGGTATGCTGACTTAGCCATTATTCCCTCCTGACGTCCAAGAGCCCGCTAAGCATAAACGGATCTTCATTGGCGCGCACCCGGCTGTTTCTTTGACATGCTCTCAACCCACTGGTCGACAGCCTTTCGGTTGTACATGCATTCGCTGTTTTTCTTCGGCACGCCGTCCGGTGAGACGTGAAGGTATTCCCGTCCTACCATCCAGCATTTTTTGCGGGCCCGCTCGATAGTGCCCGGGCGAAGGCCGGTAATCTCGACGAGCTTTTCTTCTGTTACCCAGTCGTTGGGCACGATCAAGGTCATTTCGCTCATGGGTGTCTCCAGGCAAAAAGAAGCCGCCCGTAGGCGGCAATAACATCAAGGGATGTGAGGCGGTGCTTTCGCACCCAATAGCCAGCTCATAACTGGCTATCAGTTGCGTCATTGCATCAGGCCGAGGTCATAGTTGAGAAGCTCCAGACATTCCCTGTCCTGTTCGAGGCAGTAATCCCACAATTCCTGATCAGGCCATTCGCGAGCTATTTGCCATTTCCAGCCACCGCTATGCATAACCCGGCGAACTTTGCGCTTAACGACGGCGTCCATGTCGAAAATCACGCCGCCACCGCCGGCAATGCCGTTTCTCAGGACATCCAAATCAACCTCAATGACCCGGAACAGCTTCGGTAGCTTCGGTAACTCTTCAATGCGCATAGCCTCTCCTCATGCCGCGCGCTGGGCACGCAGCTTCTTCAGGTGTTCTGCTGTTTCGATTTCTTCGGCGATCCGCTCAGCCTGTGCTTTGGTCAGCGGCTCGAATTCATGCTGAAAGCGGCCCATGCTGGCGATGCAGGTGCGACCGTTGCGGATGTAGTGGACTACTTCGTGGGTAGCGCGGAGGATTTTGCATGGCGCGCCGTGGGGATCGGCGTACCAGGTATTAGGCTGGATTATCCTGAACATTGGGCACCACCTTAAATTCGATAACCCAAACCCATGGGTTAGTTTCCCAGTTGTCGGCACCGTAGATGCTCATCCAAAGGTCACGGAAGTTAATGCGAGATAGCGACCTGGTGATTAGTGCCTTCATGCTGCACCGCCTTCATTCTTTTCGGCTTCGACAGCCATCTGCTCAAGCCGTCGCGATAGCTCGGCGGCCAGCGTCTGGAATTCTTCTTCGGTCGCCACCGGGATCGGCACAAAGCGAATGCCGATGTGCGCAAGATGGTTGGCAATTTCGAGGCTTTTTCTCAAATCAACTGGTGAGGCTCTGTTCATGCGGCGCGATCCTCTTCCTGGAAGATAATTTCCATTTCCAGCTTCTCGGCCAGGGCATTCTCCGCGCGGGCGCCAGCGGAGTGCTCCCAGCCTTCAAGCATGTAGATAGCATCAGCACAGCGAAGCATAGACAGGCAGATGTCCATGTACTCGGCCTGGGTTAATCCATCTGGTAGACGGGCAGGATTCAGAACAATATGGCCTTTCGACCAGAGATGAAAATGCGCATGGTTAAAAGCGGCACGGTTAAAATTAGGTAGGCCGCTCATCGGCCCGGCAATATAAACTTTCACGATTCCACTCCGAAGCGGCGATTAAGCCGACCTGTGTATACGACGAACTCCAGGAGGCTAACTCCCAGAGCTTCAATTTTCTTGTGATGCTTGTTTATGATGGGCGGTACCGTTTCGTTCCAGTTAGGCTTTGGCTTCTTGCGCATGGCCTGCTGGATTTCCTCGGTGCATCGGCGGCAGGCGGCGCGGATGGCGTTGTCTTTTCTGGCGTCATAACCCCTCCATATAAGCACGGATGAATTCAGCCGCAGCCTGTGCGTTTATGGCATTACCATAGCCTTTGAGTCGGCCGACGCGGTTGCTGCTTGCCACTCTTGCCACCCCGGGCTCGACTCGTCCCAGGCGCGCGGCAGCCCCATCAACCAGCGGGAATGTGCCGGGTTCAACTGGACGCCATTTGCCATCTCGACATAAGAGCCAGTCCGCATCTCGCCAAAAACCGTTAACCTCAAGGGCCCGGTAATCCCCGCGAAGTCCTGCAAGCGCTGCTGGGTCTTGCTTCCGTCCTGTCGATACATATTCATGGCCGCATCCACTGATGGCGATCGAGTGTTGCTCGTTGTCGGTGTTGGCCAGCCCATCATGAACGCCTGGCGCGGCAGTTGGTCCAGTCTCTCTTTCCCTTCTCGCTGCGCCGTCATTCCAGAAGAGTCCTTCCAGTCGCGTGAGGTTGGTGTCACCCATGCCGCCAGCACTGCAAAGTCCTGTAGATTTGGCTGGCGACCAGCTTCCTTCCTTGCCATTACCTTTTTCCAGTCCTGGTAACAATTTTTGATGTTGCTCGCCAGCGGACTCGGCCACCCAATAAGCTCGCTCTCTGATGTGCGGAGCACCGATGCCCGCTGACGTAAACGGCACAAGCCCGAAGGCGTATCCCACTCCTTCCAGGTCAGCTTGTACAAGGTCGAACCATGTGTTTGCGTTACCGCTTGCAACCTGTTCGCCAAAGACATGCTCAGGTCTGCGCTCGCTGATGAGGTGGAAGAAGTGGGGCCAAAGGTGCCGCTCGTCAGCAAACCCATCTCCTTTGCCTGCCGCGCTGAAAGGCTGGCACGGACAGGAACCGGTCCAGACTGGTTTATCGTCAGGCCATCCTGCGAGGCGCAGGGAATGAGACCAGACGCCAATTCCGGCGAAGAAGTGGCATTGCGTGAAGCCTCGCAGGTCGTCAGGTGTGACATCTTCAATACTCCTTTCATCAACTTCGCCAGGGGCGATATGCCCGCTGGCGATCAGGTTACGCAGCCACTGAGCAGCGAATGGGTCGATTTCGTTGTAATAAGCTGCTGGCGTCATGCGGCCTCCAGGCGGGCGATAAGTTTCGCCTTTCTTTTTCTGCTATCAGCATGCCTCTTTTTCATTCGCTCAGAGGTGCGGCTTCTGTTCTTTTCTGAGATGTAATTCAATCCCATGCGGTGGGCGTGTTTGTTGTTGTCCGCCATGGAGCACCACTCAAGGTTTTCAACTCTGTTATCCTTTTTGTTGCCGTTGATATGGTTTGCTACAAATCCATCAGGCGGCTCGCAGATAAAAGTTGAGGCCACAATTCGATGTACAAGGTAATAAGTTTTGACGCCATTTTTGCATAGGCCTATCGAGCTATATCCATTCGAATGGTCGTACAGCTTTAATTGCTTGCCGAGGCGTACCCGGCCAAATCTATCAAGCCTGTCAACTGAGCGAATTTCCCCGGATGAGCAAGCTTCGTAAAGACCCTCATAGCCATGAATTGGCTTCCAAATACGCTGTTCCGCTGGCGTGTTACTGCCGGTGTAATCGGTCATGATGCACCGCCGGGTTTTGGTTTCCATGTGAATTCCGGCGCGATAATCACATCCATGCAGGTGCCGCGTTCGTTATGCTGCTCGAGCATTTCGAGAATGTCTGAGTCGGTCTGGGTATCTCCGTAGCTCCCTACAATGCAGAGTAATTCGACAGGAGCACCGAGGTTTTGCAGAGCAATCGTCAACTGCTTTGCTAATGCCATTTTCATTGCTTCGTCTGTCATGCCGCCTCCTGCCTTTCCCGATATTCCTCAGCGAGCCGCTGCGCTTTTAATGGATTGCTGACCACTTCACCCCATGGCATTAGCCAGCCGTTACCAATGAAGGGAAGGCGCAGTGTGCCAACCCTGATGTCGTCGTGAGCGTGAGTCATAGGATGGACTCCATTTCGTCGATGTAGAGGCCCTGAGCAATCAGGCGACGACGGCGGGCGGCACGCGCAATGCACTCCTGCCGTCTACCTTCCTGCGATTGCTCTATGGCGAGCCGGGTGAACAACCGCGATTTACCCTGTGGTGTAATGACCTTTGGCTTCGTGACGAGGTCGAAAGTCCGGTCGCAGATGCCGTCCTCGTTGATCCACTTTTCCGACTCAACTATCTGCGCTATCTGTCCGGATCCGCGTGTGATGCCGTTGGCCACCCTGTTAACTCGATGAGCGTTACGCCAAACTTCTCGGCGATTTCGCTGCCTGTTACCGGGCGGCCACGCGTCTGAATCATCCAGATAACGCGCTCACGAAGGCCGGAGAATTGCCCGGTTCGCCCGGGTCTGCGGTAAAAGGGTGTGCGTTTCATGCTGCACGCTCTGTGATTTTCTGAATTTCAGATTCCAGATCTGCAAGGAAGCTCTTAACCTCAGACTCGATTTCGCGCGCCAGCTCTTCGTCGAAATGAATGCGCTTCTTGAAATAGGCGAGGTCAGGCGGCAGGCGATCATCGAAACTAACGAAATCACACCATTTCCGCCCGGTGCACATCATCTGCGCATGCATTTGCAGCATGTACTGGCGCTTTGGCTCGCCAGTTTTCAGCGTTTCAAGATGAGTCCAGGTGTTGGGGCATTTGATTTCGATAAGCCCGTCGTCGTTAACAAGTCCGTCCGGGCTGGCTGCGAATCCGGGTATGGTTGGGTGATCGATGAGACCAACTTCAGTGATTTCCGCATCGAACTCATTCAGCGCGTACATTTCGCGTGCCACTGGCTCAAGTTCAGTGCCGCGCATCATCGCGGCATTCGAAAACCCTTCCTCCAGCTTTCCGGTCAGCCGTTGGCAAATCAGCTCGGCCATGTAGTTCTGGCGGCTGGAGGAGTAGCCCGACTTAGTCCGGGCCATGACATCAGCCAGGCGACTGGCTGTGACCTTGCCGCAGCGCGCAGCAAACCATTCAGGGGTGCGTTGCTCCATCATTCAGCCTCCGTTTCTGCGACATTGACAGGTTCGGCGTTGTCTACAGCAAGACTCATGTCATACATGCGTCGCTTCTCAACTGCGCCGATCACCTGCTTCTCTTCAGCGCTCAGCGCCACCCAGAACTCCTGATATTTAACGGTTCCAAGGCGTGCGGCAGATTCACCTTTTGCGATCAGATCCGGGCGACGGCTATCTGATTCATGGCCCGCATGAACCTCTGCCGTTGTTCCTTCAATCACTCGCTCGGCCTCGTCCTGGTCGAATATGCCAGCGAAACCAAAGGCAAGGCGCGCGCATTGGATAAGTGTCTTATGGCGAAGCATGCGGGTAGGGTGGGACTGCCAGGGTTGAGTATTGCGTTTACACTCTCCCATGTACTCGGTGACGATGGTCGGGTGCTTGCGATCTTTGCGGTAAATCTTGCAGGTGCACGCGCCTTCCTCCTTGTCGTAAGAGAACTCCATGCCGTCAAACTGAGGATGCTCGTTGATAATGCGAGCCCATCCATCAACGCCGACGACCGGGACAATCCCTCCTTTATCTGGGAAGGCATAAATCTCTTTTGTCCATGGGTTCAGGCCGTACTGGTTGGCGACGATCAGCAGGGCTGTAAACTGCTCGTCCGTGACGTTGCCACCTTTGAATGCTGTGTTCTTCAGCGTATTCATCAGGTCTGTACCGGCATCCATACCGAGGCGTGCGGCCAGTTTCCCGGCCATGGTGGAAAGTGCAGTACTCATTGTTAAATCCCTCAAAAATTAAAACGGGCAGCCGGTACGGTGTTCCCAGTCGTAATCCGCCTGGGCGTAAGCAACTGCCGAAATGAAATCGTTGTAGGCTTCGCCAGCTTTATCGCTGCGAAGTCCTTCGTATGGGCTGGAGTCAATCGGGACCGTGAAGTGGAATAGGCCGGAGGGCTCTTTTGGCATCATGTCGATGATTTCCCGCGCCCGGTCGTCGATCCACTTCTCTTTCTCGTCGGTGAGCTGCTGCTCGACCCAGCGCCGGTCTTCGATACGGTCGTAAGTGAGGAATGCGTTCATGGTTGCCTCAGTAATGAATTTTTGCGCAGGGGATCAAGTCATCTTTCAGTGCGGTAAGTACTTCAATAGCCTGTTCGCGGGTTAAGCTTGTGTGGCTGGTTAGCGCGTTAACGATGTTGGTGCCGACCGTCTTGCGGTGCTTTACGTCAGCTTCGCGCTTTGCCTGTTCTTCGGCGATGCGCTTCTCTTCGGCTAGGCGAGCATCTTCGGCCTGTTTTGCCTTAAGGCGCTCGGCTTCCACTGCCGCAGCTTTTTCGCGTTCTGCCCTAGCTTCTGCTTCCTGCTTCTCGCGTGCCGCACGCTGTTCCGCTTCGATGCGCTGGCGCTCCGCAGCTTCAGCACGCGCTTTCTCCTCAGCTTCGCGGCGTGCTGCGGCTTCGAGTTCAGCCTTCGCATTTTGCTCTGCATCACGACGAGCCTGTTCTGCCGCTTCCCGGCGAATATTTTCCTCACGTTCCAGGCGAGCTTTTTCTTCCGCTTCTTTACGAAGTCGCTCAAGCTCTGCAGCTTCATGCTCACGCTGCTTTGCGACGATCAGTGCAGCTTCAAGCTGCTGGATGGTGGCGTCTTTAGCCACTCCAGCTTCAGCCGCTACTTCCTGCCAGCTTTCATCAAGTGCAACGGCTTTTGCTGACTCAATGCGCTGCTGAATGTCAACTGACGGCAGGTAGTTACCCAAGCCATCAATCACATCAGCCAAGGATCGCAAATCATTAAGTCTCTGCTGCAATGCGTCCTTTCTTGCCGACTCGGCGTTTTCCCAGTCAGTGAGAGGTTTGCGCACTTCATCCTTCAGCGCGTCCAGACGCTCACGCACAATGCGGCGGCTTTCGTCGATCTGCTTCGGCAGGGCTTTAAGCTCGGCAACCAGATCCTTGCCGGCGTTGTCGATATAGGTTTTGGAGCGGGCAACCTTATGCGCCATGGATGCGATAGCATCGCGGCCTTTACGGGTCGACACATCCGGTACCAGGCTGCGAGCTTCTTTCTCGATCGCCTCAATAATCGGGTCGAGCTGCTCTTTGGTGGTGAATACCGCCATTGCGTTCTGTTTCTCAATGACGACTAAATCCGTTACTTCGCTCATGGTTTCTCCTGAAATTTGGATGTGCAGATCCCGCCCGCAGAAAGCCAGGCCGATCGGTTGAATAGGGTGGTTAGTGCTGCGCGATGTCTTTCGCCGGGAACTCGCCGTTGCGGAGGATGCTTTCTACGGGCCAGCACTCAGCTGACACTTTCTGCTCTGTAGCCGCCTGGCTGCATTCCTGCTGGCTGTCGTAAACGCCGAGAATGACATCCTGATAATCACCGTTGGTCATTGCCACGGTCAGGACGAGTGCGAATAAAGTTTCCATCAGTGAAGAGTCCTCCCGATGGCGACGGCGTAAAGGCGCTTTGCTTCTTCCCACGCCGGAGCATTGCGATGGAGCACCGCGAACGACGCGAGCCGTTGGGCCTCTCTGATCTGCTGCTGGTTTACCATGATTTCCTCTTGGCCTTATCGCGGCGAACGGAACGGTTAATACAAGACTTCTGCGCTTGTGCGAAAAATATGCTGGCGGTGGATGGCCGCCGGTTGTCATAAATGGGCAGACTCGAAAATCTGCCTATGTATGACCGATAAAAAACCCGCCGGAGCGGGTTAGTTGATAGATGCGCCCTTGAGTACAAGGCGTTCTGAAATTTGATCAGCAAGGCTTGATGCCCGCCCTGGGCCACCAGAGTCCTCATCTTTAAACTCTGCTGGATCGATTTCCTGCAATGCCTGGAAGATGATTTCGCTAATCTCATTAGCCTTATCTTTTTCAATATCACTTGTTAATAAACTGCCTTTCAT